ACTCAGCACATTTTCCAGGGAAATTGCCGCCATGCCGCCGTCGCCCATGTCGCCAACCCACCAGATCTTATCGGTAAAGTCGGACAGTTCCAGCGTGTCTTTGGGGGCAATCTTGTTCCCTTCGACAGTGGCAGGGCCAATTGCAAGCTGTACGCCTCTGGCCGTCATGGTCACGGCCACGAAAGCAAATTTGCACTCCCAGCCGTCCAGCTGTTTCAGCTCTTTGGTGTTGTTTGGAACATTGTCCATGTCCGCGCCATCGTCGCTGTATGTAGCCACGCAGCTGGCAGTGATGCCGCCGGTAGTGGCGTACAAAATATCCGTATCCTGGGGCTTGGCGGGCTTGCTGGGGTCAAAGTTGCTCAGCACCATGCCAGCGCCCCGGGGAATACTTTTGAATGCGTCAGACGCAATTTGGGTAAACATTTTGCTCATGCGTTTTCCTCCTATCGGAAATATTCGGCGGTGATATTCAGCGCCCGCCTTTTTACGCTGTTATCCTCGTCCAGCACGGCCCGCAGGGCAGGGGAGCCCATATAAAGCCAGATATAGCCGCCATCTACAGGCACAGTGCAGCCGCCCCGGCCTATTGCGCTTATAATCTCCTGTGCTTTTGCCGTTGGTGTTGCCTCTGATTCCGTTTTGTACCAAAGGTATACAGCCAAATTTACCGGCAAATCTCCAAACTCAGACGTTACAAATGGGTATGTGATATACGGCATTTCCTGCTTGTCCGGCACGGAAGTTTCCGGGAACGCAGGAATGTCAAAACTGTTGAAAAATTGGTTTAGTGCTGCATCTGGGGTCATTTTGTCAGCTCCCATCGTTCGGCTGTGACCTGGCAGATGTCCAGTGTCCCAAACTCGGGTGACTGCTTGTCGGCCCCGTTGCTGGTGACGCGGAAAATGCCGCCGTCTTTTTCTCGCCGAAAAACGTCGTGGAAGGACAGGGGAGTGCTGCGCCGGGTGGTGACGGTGTATACGCTGGTCACGCCCTCTTTCTCTGCAATCCGTGATTGCATGGAGGTATCCAGCACAACAGCGGCGTTAAATTCCGCCCCGTTTGCCCATTCCACAAGCCAGCCACCGGCACCGTCCGGCGTTCGCTTTTTCTCCAACAGCACACATTTTTCTTGCAGAAAATTGTCAAGCAGGCTCATAATTTCCTCCATATCCGCAGACGCGGTGCAAATACCGTTTTCCAGCTCATTCCCTCACCGCTGCCGGAATTTCCGCTTGCCTTGGTGTACGAGTACCCGCCGAAAGATTCACTTTGATACGGGCTTTCTACGGCCTCGTGGTTCTTTTCGATCCATGCGTTGATTTCATCCAGCAGGGCCAGCACCTCGGCAGGGACGCAGATTTCGGTGATGATTCCCGTATAGATTTCATTCCGCAAGTCTGCGTTCCCGTACACGTGGATTCCGTCATTTCTACGGCTGCCCTCGATCAGGTAGTAGTCCCCGCTTTCCAGCCCAGGAAGGGCAATGCGCCCCTCCCGGATTTCCTCGCCGAAACACTGCCATTTCAGGCCGGAGAAAAAGTTCCGCAGATACCGCAGCAGCTCATATAGGCTTATTCCGTTCATGCGGTTCCCTCCGTTCACTGGCCCTTCACGGCGGCCAGAATATCCGCTTTGTTCATTGCGGCGCTGATTCCGGCAATACCGTTTTCCTTGGCGTAATCCAAAAGCTGTGTTTTGGTCATCCCGTCAAAGTCCACGGCAGCCGGTGCGGTTTTCTCAGCTTTCAGCGCCGCCGTTATTCCCCCGGGGTGATGGTCGCCACGGCGATACCGTCCAGGTACTCGGCCCATAGTTTCAGGC